CGGTTTCCAGGCTCTGCGTCATGTGGGTCGTCCCGCCGCCCGTGTCGAACGAGAACGAGGACTGCCTCGGCTCTTTCGGCTCCTTCTTGCCGTAGCGGAACGACACTTCCCACAGGCCGCTGCCCTGGTGGGCGATGTGGTAGTTCTGGAAGACCAGCCCCGCGTACATGGCCGGGATTGTCGCCTCGACGACGGCCCGCACGGCCGCATCGTCCTCGGTGCCGTCCACCATGTAGAGCAGGTCCACGGACGGATTCTCGATCCCGACCGTGGTCTCCCGACTGTCGAACTTCTCGATGATCACCGCCATTGATCGTTCCTCACGCGAAGACCAAGCCGCCGTTCTGAGCCTCTTGCACCAGCCGCCGCGTGTTCTGCGCGACCTGCTCGCTGGCGCGGGCCGTGCGCTCGGCCAGGCTGTCGCTGCCCAGGCCGGCCAGGGCGAAGGCGTTAAAGGTGCCCTTCACGTCGGTCTTGGCCTCGGCCTCGTCCAAGCCTTCCAGGTCGAACTCGGGCCGACGCCGGCGCTGGTCCTGGCGGTCCATCGCCGCCAGTTCGCGTTCGAGGTCCGCTTGCTCGCGCTGGGCAGCCAGTTCCGCGGCGCGCTCCTCCAGGGCCCGCTGCGCCGCGGCCACGCGCTCCTGGTCGGCGGCGTCGGTGGCCTCCATCTCCCGTTGCCGCTCGCGGCGCTCTTCCTCCTGCATCTGGTTCAGCGCCTCCTCGCGGTGCCGGCCGGCTTCGCGCGCCTGATCGACGCGCCGGCCGCGCTCCCGCACGCGGCGGTCGAGCCGCTCGCGGGCCTCGCGGTTCTGCTGCTCGACCTCGCGGTTGATCGCCTCGACCTCGCGCTGCGCCGCCTCGCTATCGAAGAGGTTCCGCACCCGCGCCCAGGCCTGGCGGAAGAAGCCGACGAACTCGTTGAAGGCGATCTGCAGGCCCGTGCAGAAGGTGTCCCAGCCGTCGGCCAGGGCGTTGACCACGGTCCAGAAGGCGACCTCGATCCCGGTCCAGGCCGTGTTGAAGGCGCGGGCCACGGCGTAGACGGCGCTCCAGAACAGCTCCACGAAGAACGACTTGAAGCGCCGCCAGGCCGTGCTGATGGCGGCGATGCCCGCCTCCCAGACCACCTGGATGCCCAGCCAGGCGACTTCCATCGCCCCGGCCAAGTCGCCGGCCGCGATGGCGTCCTGAATCCCTTGCCAGGCTGTGCCCGCCGCGCCCAGGAGCTGGTCGAACCCCTGGCCCAACGACTCCAGGGCCATGTTGCCCTCGTCCGTGGCGAAGAGGACGGCGGCGGCGACCACCAGGCCGATGGGAGACAGCAGGAAGCCGATGGCCGCGCCGAGCAGGCTGACCGCCGTCGTGGCCGCGGAGACGGCGAAGGTCACCAGCCCAATGGCCGTGCCGACCGCCGAGATGATCGGGCCGAGGACCATGAGAGCCGCGCCGACGCCGACGATCCCGGCGACCACCGCCGCGATGATCGTGATGACCTCGCGGTTCTCGTCGATCCACGCCGCGCTGTTGGCGGCGACGCGGGTGATCCACTCGGCGATTTGCTTGAGCGTTGGGGCCAGGGCCGCGTCGACCATGAACACGACCTGCTTGAGCGACCGCCACAGGCTGGACAGGGCGTCGCCGAACGCCTCGGCCGCATCGGCGTCCTCGGTGCTCATGGTCAGGCCCAGGCCGTTGGCCTCGCGGCGCAGCTCCTGGATGCCTTGCGCCCCCGTGGACAAGAGCGGCAGCAGGTTGGCCCCCGAGCGGCCGAAGATCTCCATCGCAATCGCCGCGCGGTTGGCCGGGTTCTGGATGCGCGACAGGCGGTCGGCGATCAGCTCAAATTGTTGGTCGGGCGACAGGCCGGTCAGGTCGGCGATGGTCAGGCCAAGGCGGGCGAGGTCCCGCCGCGCCGACGCCGAGCCGCGCGCCGCCTCGATGATGTTACGACTCATCGTGCGGAGGCCCTTCTCCAGGTCCTCGGCACCCGACCCCGACTGCTCGGCGGCGTAGCGCAGCTCCGACAGCGCCTCGACCGCCACGCCGGTCCGCTGCGACATGTCGAGTATGTCGCTGCCCATGTCCGCAAACAGCTTGGCCGCGCCGAGGAACGGCAGGGCGAGGGTGACGCCCAGGCCCGCGATCCGGGCACCCAGCGCCGTGATGCTCGCGCCGAACGCCTTCAGCCGGGCGGCCGCCGCGTTGAGCCCCTTGACGAGCCGGGCGTCGCGCGTGAACAGCTCCACGTAGGCCGCACCTGCTCGAACTCCTTGTGCGCTCGCCATGATCGGCCATTTCCTCGTGCGGCTCTCTAAATCGTCCAGTCCGGCACGTATGGCTCTGGCTGCCCCCGCGCCTTCTCACGGAGCAACTGGTGCGGGCAGCATTGCTGGCGTCTCTTCGCCCAATTGCACCCCATGCAGAGGACCTGATAGCCCGGGGGAAAGTCTTGCTTCTTGAGCCAGCGGTAAAACTTGAAGCCCGTGACTCCCAATTCCCGGCGGTGCTCCGCGCCATTGCCGCGAACATGGTCTACCGTGAGAAAGGCGAGCCCCGCCTCTCCACAGCAAACGCAACGCGCGCCGCCGTAGTGGGAAAGCACCTCCCGCTTGAGCCGCCGTGCCCACGCTTGGTGGGAGCGACGGTGCTTGACGACGCAGGCGGGACAGGTCACCAGCACCGAGGCTTCGGGAAGCCGCTGATAGCAGCGGATACAGAGGCCATTCGTCTTGGCCCGTTCCCGGAGAACCCGCTGACCACGAGCGGCCTGGGCCAAGCACGACGCACATTTGGCTCGGCCGCCGGATCGTGGCTGCTGCCCACACCGCTTGCACCTTCCTGGGTCAACGGTCGATGCCATTGCTCATTTCCCTGGTTGACGACAGTCCACGAACACCTGCTTGAGCACTTCAATCGACGCCTTGCGCACCGGCAGCTCACGCCGGCGCTGGTGCGGGTTGAAGTCCGCCGGCTTGTAGGGCGTAGGCTTTTTCCGATGGTCGCGGTGGATGTTCGCGGTCAGTGCCAGCACGGCGGACGTATGCGCCCAGCGCTCGCGGCTGCGGGCCTCGGCCATCAGGCAGAGTTCCCGGAGGGTGAAGGGCCCGGGGTCGATGCCGAGGACTCCGGCGCAATGCCAAACGAGCGCAACAGCTTGTTCGCTTCGCGGTCGGCGTCGAAGCTCTCCAGGACCTGTTCCGCCCGGTCCAGCATCCGGTCCCGGACCTTGCGGCTCTCGGCCACGATCTTCCGCAGGCTGCTCCGCGCCCTCGCTTCGGGGAAAAAATCGATCAGTTCCTCCAGGAAGGCATCCGTGGCCAACGTGATCGCATCGCCCGCCAGCGCCCGGCCGAAGTCCTCGTCGCTCACCTTGCGGGCTTCAGCCTCTTCCTTGCACAGGCAGTACAGAACGTCCGCAAGCATCACCGGGTCGCCGAGCAGTGCGCCCAGCGGCTTGAAACCGTCGTCCACCAGCTTGTACAAATCGACGTTGAGCATCCCCCGGACGCGCTTGATCGCCGCCACGTTGATGGCGATGGTCCAGGTCCGCCCCGCGTTGTCGGTGAAGGTCCGCATCGGCGTCTTCTGGTCTGTCACCTGGCCACACGGGTCGGGATCGGGACCGGCTGCCAATCGTCATCGAAGCAGGCAGGCCAGGACCGCAGGGGGATCGGGACCGGCTCCCAGGCCTCGTCGGCATCCGTCCCCTTGGGCCGGGTCCGCTGGGCGACTTCCGCCGAGCAGCCCCACATCGACGCCTTGCGGCCCATGCCGCTGGTGCAGCAGACCACCGAGACGAGTTCGTTCGTGTCGCTGCGGAAGATTCCGCCGCCGGAGTCGCCCGACGACACGCTCAGGCTCATCCGCAGCTGGCCCTGGCCGTTCTCGGCCTCGACGACCGTGCCGTCCTCGCGGTTGCCCGGCCGGTCCACGCCGTAGCCCATGTGCCAGATCGGCGTGCCCGGCTCGGGGTTCTTCGCGGCGATCAGGGCGAAGGGTAGGTCCGCGACTTCCTCCTCGGTCACGCACCAGGCCACGTCGGGCGTCTTGTGGTGGGCGACCACGCGCAGGCCCAGCGTCCGGCCGTCCTTGAGCGTGAGCGTGCCGCGCTGCCCCACGCCCGACACACAGTGGGCGGCGGTCAGCACGTCCCAGCGGCCGTCGGGCCGGCGCGGGCCGACCACCGTGGCCGTGCAGCCGGCGCTGCCGAAGCGGATGCGGCCCAGGGCGCCCGCCGGGTCGAGCTTGCCGCCGCCCGGCGGCTTGGGGTCGGGCTTCGGCGGCACGGGCGGGGTGGGCGGCACGGGCTGGCATTGCTCGATCTCGACCGTGACGCGCGCCTCGTCCACCTGCAGGCCGTCGCCCACGCTCCGAATGACCAGCAGCTCGACCTCGTAAGTGCCGGGGTGGGCGGCGAACTCCAGGACGCCCCGCGGCGTGGTCGCCCGCTGCACGTCCTTGGAGGGGTGGACCCGCCACAGGAGCGCGGCCTTGGCGTCAACGCCCTCGGCGCGGAGGCGGACCAGGGAGTGGGGCTTGTACTTCGTCTCGCCCGCGATGCGGAGCGTGTCCGCCCGCGCCGCGGCGGCGGTGAAGGCCAGAACCAATGAAACCAAGAGCAGCGAACGCATGGTGCCTCCTCTTACCAGTCCGTAGTCTGCAGTCCGTAGTCTGTAGCCAAACCCGGTCTGCCTTGGGCTTTGCTGCAGGCTGCGGACTACAGACTGCAGACTTACATTCACGGCACGACGAGCCACAAGGGCGGGTTGGCGGCGAAGGTCGGCTTGATGGTGACGCTCACGGTGACCGCCTCCTCCAGCGGCTCGTTGCGGCTGAAGGTGGTGACCATGCACGTGGCCCGCAGGCCCTGCGAGCCGGTCACCGTGATGTCGCCGTCCATGACCGCGAACTCCAAGGCCCCGCGGTTGAGGAAGGCGTCGCGGATGGCGGCGAAGTCGTCGTCCGCCGTGTCCCAGACCAGCTCGAACTCGACGGAGGCGTCCTTGAGCGTGGCGACCGTGGCCCGCCAGCCGCCCGTGCCGCGGGTCGAGATGTCTGCCTCGCCCGCCTCCAGGTTCAAGGTCACGTCCTTGACGTTCTGGACGTGGTTCCACACGGGGGCCGCGAAGGTGCCGGTGTTGCGGTACAGCCGGGCGTCGAGGCCGAGTCGGACAGCCATCGGTATCTCCTTCCCAGACCCCAGGCTTCATACTTCAGACTTCAGGAAAGCAGAGACACGTTCTTCCTGAAGTCTGAGGCCTGAAGCCTGAAGCCTCCCTATCGAACCGAGTTGCGCCACAGGGCGGGCAACTGCTGTTTTTCCTGCTCGAAGGCCGGCCCCATGTAGGGCCGGGGCCGGTAGCGCAGCCGCCGGGTGCCCTTCTTCGTCCGCCGCACCGCCTGGCCGCCCTGTTCCAGCAAACGCGGCGCGTCCGAGCCTTCGCGGAGCAGGACCGGACCAATGACCACGGACTGCCGCGATTGGTCGTAGGCGAAGAAGATGAACTTCCGCAGCAGGTCCACGTGCGAGTAAGGCGGCGAACCGGGCGGGCTGGTCCCCTTGCGTTTGCGGATGGAGCTCTTGGCCCGCTGGCGGACGAACGCGCCGCCGATCCAGGAGACGGGATCGAGTGCCGACGAGTACACGGCCAGATTGGGCGGGTCCGGGTCGGGCGAGTGGCGGTGCTGGTCCCTTCGCCGATCTTATGATAAGATTGCCTCTGCGGTTTTCTCGTCCTGCACGAGCCGAAATGCCATACCTTCAACGGAGACGGTTATGTGGAAAGGGAGCGTACCCGTCATC